GCTAAAGACATTGAGAAACGCCGCGCACGTGCCCAAGTCGTGGCCAAAGAAGCTCAGTTGTATGATACTCCAGATGGAACACTTCCACGTGACGCTGATGCCCGTGTTAAGCCGCGCATTAGTAAAAGCATGGAGCGCATGAGTATTCCTAACGAGTAATACTTGACCAATACTAAGTGGGTGTTGACAGTTGTTTAATACCCACTTATAAATACTGATACTAACAGCGCCCCCGGTGTGGCGCACTCACAACAGTATGTTGTTTCAGTCTCGCTCGGTGCGACGACAAAACAAACCCCCTCCCCGGAGTTTCCGACATGGCGAATACTTTTGCGCCGTTTGGATTCAGTCAGACTTCTGGTACCGGCTCTGCTCCTACCTATGAGCAGGTCACAGCTCTGATTGCTTCAAACTATTCAACCCCAATTTTCTTCGGCGATCCCGTGTATCCTTTGAACACTGGTTACATCGCTGGTTCTTCTGTCAGCCCCGGCACCACCCAGATCGCTGGTGTGTTCGTTGGCTGCAAATACCTTTCCGTTTCCCAGAAGCGCGTTGTTTGGTCAAACTATTGGCCCGGCTCTGACGCTAACGGTGACGTAACTGCTTACATCATTAACGATCCGAACGCTCAGTTCCTCGTTCAAGTCGGCGGTTCGTCCAGCACGGGTGTTACGACTGCTAATATTTACGCAAACGTCCAGTTTAACTACGGCACTGGCAACACTGCCAACGGTATCTCTGGCGCTTACTTGGATATTTCTGTCACCCCAACCACCACTGCTACGCTGCCATTCCGTGTTGTTGATCTCGTTGTTAATCCTCCGGGCGCAAACGGCACATCGGCTGGTGCGTACAACTACGCAATCGTGGCCTTCAACAACGTCAGCACCAAGCAGCTGACTTCAGTTGGCTAATAAGGAGTAAGGACCAATGGCTGTTAATCTTAGTGCCATCAAAGACCTTCTCCTCCCCGGCCTCCGTGGAGTTGAAGGTAAATACGAGCAGATCCCGTCACAGTATGACAAGATCTTCACCAAGCATGATTCGAAAATGGCTCTCGAACGTACCGCAGAAATGCGCTACCTCGGCTACGCTCAGTTGAAAAACGAAGGCGGCCAGACCAAGTTCGATAACAACGCTGGTGAGCGTTATGTTTACAACCAAGAGCACATTGAAATTGCTCTCGGCTATGCGATTACCCGCAAGGCAATCGACGACAACCTCTACAAAACACAGTTTGCACCTTCCAACCTCGGCTTGATCGAATCGTTCCAGCAGACGAAGGAAATCTACGGCGCTAACGTGTTGAACACTGCAACCACCTACAACTCAGCTGTTGGCGGTGACGGTGTTGCTCTCTGCGCTACCAACCATCCGATCGACGGTGGTACGGTTGCCAATACGCCTACCACGCAGGTTGACCTCAACGAAGCTACATTGCTCAACGCAATGATTGCTATCCGTACGAACTTCCGTGACCAAGCTGGTCTGAAGGTCTTCGCTCGTGGCCGTAAACTGATCGTTCCTCCTCAGTTGGAGCCAATTGCAATTCGTCTGACGAAGACCGAACTGCGTCCCGGCACTGCAGATAACGATGTGAATGCGATTCTGAGCACCGCTGGCGGCCTGCCAGAAAGCTACATGGTCAACGACTTCTTGACCTCAGCTTACGCTTGGTTCTTGCTGACCAACATTGACGGTCTGTCGTATATGGAACGCATTCCCTTCGAAACCGATATGCAAGTCGATTTTGTCACGGACAACCTGCTTGTTAAAGGTTACGAGCGTTATTCCTTCTCGTACTACAACTGGCGTTCGATCTACGGTTCATTCCCAACTTCGTAAGATTGGAGACAGCAAATGTCTATTACAGCTTTCTCTGGTCCGGTTATCGCATTTGGCCAAGCGCCTTATGCAGACTATAACCCCGAATTGGGTCCGTCTTTATTCTATGCTGGTGCGGGTCTTCTTGATCCGCGTCAGTTCTACACCTACGAGCCCGGTCAAGGTTTTGGTAATATCACCGCAGGTTTCCTCGGTTTTACCCGCATCTTGACTGTTAACCAAGTCCCTTCCGCTTTGTCTGCAACCAACATTGCCACCTCACAAACCCCTGTGTCCGGCACTGCTGTTACACTCACTGCCGGTACGGGCGTGACTGGTAGCGTTACAATTGTAAACGCCTCCACTGGTACATCCGTCAGCGGCCTTTTGGCTCTTGATGGTGCAGCTGGGTTGGTTTCTTTCGGCTCTGCTGGCACTGTTCAGTTGTGGGACCCTACCAAGGCTCTTGCTCGGAACGTGCGTATCACTACTGCATCGGGCGATACTGCCGTCTACACTGTTAAAGGTTATGACATCTATGGTTATCCAATGTCAGAAGCCATTACAGCAGCTGGCGCTGGTACCGTTTCTGGCGCAAAAGCCTTCAAGTACATTGCAAGCGTAACTCCAGTCGGCACCGTTGGTGCAACCGTGACTGTTGGTACCGGTGACGTGTATGGCTTCCCCATCTACTCAGCTGCGTTTAACCCCGGTGCTGATGCTGATGTGGCCATTGCTTGGAACGGCGCTGCGATCACTTCGACAACTGGTTACACTGCTGGTGTTACTACTTCACCCGCAACCACTACCACTGGCGATGTGCGCGGTACTTATGCAGTACAATCGGCTTCAGATGCTACCAAGCGTCTGTTGGTTACCCAGTCACCATCACTTGCCAACATCAGTTCCGTCACTGGGCTGTTTGGCGTAACCCAAGCGTAGGAGTAGCTTACCATGAAGGGTAAAGCACATCACGGGCACCACGCGCATCATGGGCATCATGCAGGTCATCATGCTCATCACGCCCACCATGCCCACAAAGCACATATGCACCATGGAATGGATGATATGGAAGAAATGAAGAAGCATAACCGCAAAGTGCGCAAGCACGGCGGTAAGACAGAGCACGATCCAGAAGGTCACTTCGATACGGATCCAGCCCCGCATGAAATCTATGCTGGCAAAGGCTCTAACACTGTGAAGGAAGCGGAAGCCAAAAAGCGTGGCGGTCGTGCTAAAAAGCACCTCGGTCATGTTCACGGCCATCATGCAGCAAAGCGTCACGATCGTCCTGCCCGTAAACATGGCGGTCGCGCAGCTTCTGACATGAACCCCTTGTCTTCTGCTCACAAGGGCACCGAGCCCAAAGCTCATAAGTCCTATGAGCCAGAGCGTGACTAATCTGCTTAGTCAGATGTGAAAACAAGCGGGGGGTCTGCAACGGCTCCCCGTTTCTTTTTAGAGGTTTACAATGGCAAAGACACCGAGTTGGCAGCGTTCCGAGGGCAAATCGCCTTCTGGTGGATTAAATGCAAAAGGTCGTGCATCTTATCATCACGAAACTGGTGGCCATTTACATGCGCCAACAAAAGATACACACAACGCACACCACAAGTCATTCTGTGCCAGAATGGAAGGTATGCGGGCTAAGTTGACCAATCATAAAAATGCACATGACCCAGAAAGCCGCATAAATAAAGCATTGCGCAAGTGGGGTTGCTAATGACTAAGAAGCCATTTTGGGATACAAAAGCACCAGAAGATCATGTGACAAAGCATTTGTCGCGCAAGAAGATACAGCTGGCTAAGGCTCATGCACGTGCTGCGGGCCGCCCATATCCAAATGCCGTAGACAATATAGCTGTAGCGAAGAAGGGTAAGTAATATGGCAGCGTTCTCACAACCCGGCGTAACTTGGCCGTCCATCACACAGAACGGGAAGTATGAGCCATTTCAACTGCAAGTTGCACGTAACCAAATTACGAATCACTCTGTTGTGAGCATTTTTGGCTATCAGTCCGTAATTCCAACATCTGGTTTTATTCCGCTTTGGGAAAATGCAACAACTTATGCATATCCTGCATCTGCAATCACAATGACATTGTTGAGCTCGTCGGCTTCTGATGCTGGTGTTTCTGTGCTGATCAATGGCCTTGATGCCAATTACAATCCCATCTCAGAAACCATTACGTTCACTGCTGGTAACTACACGGGTGTAAACACGACAAACGCCTACCTGCGTATTAACAACATGATTGTTACTGCTGTTCCAACAGCTGGGACGGCAAATGCTGGCACCATTCAACTTCAAAACACTGGTAAAA